GAAATTTTGACACGTATACTACAAGAGAATCTGTACTTCCTCTAAATGAACATGTTTGTATTATGGAGATTAATAGCACGCCTCCAAAGCGGCGGTTACTATTGTCTCTACCACCAAACAACTTTACAGAATTGACTGGTAAGGGTTTTTTGATGAAACGTAATAAGACAGGAGAAATATCTTTTAATGATGTGGATAACATTCGTTATGGTTCCATATTCGGTACTCAACAGAAAGGATGGATGTATAAAGCTAGTGCAACCACTCAAGAAGGCGATTGTGGATCGCTTTTGTTCTTGGAATCAAATGCTGGCCCTATTCTATTGGGTATGCATCAGTGGCTTAACGCTATAACTAAGCAGTCAGCTGCACTTGACTTTTGTGAACTTGAAAAAGCAATAGTTGAGGCATCCTCTAAGTGTGTGGAACCTGGTGATAAGAATGTAGAAGGCGGTAAGGCCGGTAACTTAGTTGATCTACATCCAAAGTCTATTGTCCAACATATTCCTGAGCATTTCCAATGTGAAGTATATGGTTGTTTTGATGGACATAGAGCCCAACCTAAATCTCGCGTTCAGAAATCCTCTCTAAGTGTTTTGTTAGAGAGAGATGGATTGACGTGTGATTTTGGTAAACCCGATATGTCTTGGCAAGCTGTGAATAATCAGATGTTGAAAATGGTTAAGACCAAGAAAGATAGATTCCTTGATGTTATGAAGATAGCATCAGAAGTCTATGTCGAGCACGTATTACAATATGCCAAACCAAATTGGTACGATGACTGTCATATTATTGACCAAAGAACGTCAATCAATGGTCAAGATGGTGTGAGATTCTGCGATTCACTTAATATCAAAACATCTGCTGGACATCCTTTTTATGAGAGTAAAAAGAAACACATGTTTACAGAATCTGGACAATGGGATGATGAGCGTTTCGTTTGCCCGGAAATTCAACAAGAGATTGATGAGATTTGGGAAGCATATACCTCTAGGAAAATGAGCAATGCAGTTTTTTCTGCTTCGTTGAAAGACGAGGCTCGTTCTAATAAGAAGATAACTGAGAAAAACACTCGTGTCTTCTATGGGGGTCCAATGGCGTTTATTATAGTGCAGCGACAGTTATACTTGTGGTTCGTTAAACTTGTGCAAGATAACAGATTCATCTTCATGCAAGCTCCAGGGTTGGATGCTCAAGGGCCTGAATGGCATGAATTATATGAATGGTTAAGTGATTACTCAATGGATGTAATTGCAGGAGATTTCAAAGCTTTTGATATTACTCAAGATGCTGAGGAGCTCCACATTGTTTATGCGACTATGCGTTTGTTGGCTGAAAAATTGGGAGCTTCACAACAGCATCTTTCATTGATGGAAGCTTGTGAAAAAGACACTATCTTCCCGCTTATCAATTATTTCGGCACTTTAATCAGGACACCATTGAATCCTTCTGGGCAATCGCTCACAGTGATAGTTAATGGGTTAATGAATGTTTTGCGAACAATGACTTTATATGCACTATTGCCACATGAAGATATAAGTGTGCGTGAAACTTTACGGTCGTTTTTTGATCATGTGCGTTTGATGACTTACGGTGATGATAATATTATGACTGTGAGAGATAAACCGTC